ATGTGGCGGTCTCTTGCCTCGAACATGCTGACCATTCTGGTGGTTGGCATGTTTCTGGCTGCGGGTGTGATCCTGTGGGGACAGTCGCAGTACACGGCTCAGGGGCCGTTGGATCAGGCGATCTGTTTGCGGGTCAAGACGGGCTCGAACATGACGCAGGTCAGCCGCGAGCTGGAAAGTTCGGGCGCGGTGTCGAGCGGAACGATCTTTCGCCTTGGCGCGGACTATGCCGACAAGGCCAACCAGCTGAAAGCGGGCAGTTTTCTGATCGACGAAGGCTCCAGCATGGAGCAGATCGTCGAGCAGATCACCAAAGGCGGCGCAAGCACCTGTGGCACCGAGATCGTCTATCGCATTGGGGTGACGCGCTTGCAAACCCAGATCCGGGAGTTGGATCCAAGTACGGAGCGCTTTGTCGAGCTGGCCTCTTTCGATCCCACAGCCGAGGATGTTCCCGCTGTTTATGGCGAGAAGCGTGCCGAGCGGGACACACGGTACCGTATCGCCGTCGCCGAGGGTGTGACCAGCTGGCAGATCGTTGAGGGACTGAAAGCGCTGGACCTGCTGGAAGGCAATGTGAGCGAGATCCCGCGTGAAGGGTTGCTGGCGCCTGACAGCTATGAGGTGTCCCCAGGTACCCAACGAGGCGCGGTTCTGGCGCAGATGCAGGAAAAGCAGGAACTGCGCATCAATGCCGTCTGGGAGAGCCGCCAGGAGGGGTTGCCGCTGGATAGCCCGGAAGAGATGTTGATCCTGGCCTCGATCATCGAGAAGGAAACTGGTGTTGCCGAGGAGCGTGGGCAGGTGGCAAGCGTGTTCACCAATCGCCTGAACCAGGGCATGAAGCTGCAAACCGACCCGACCGTTATCTATGGAATCACCAAGGGCCAAGGCGTATTGGGGCGTGGCCTGCGTCGCAGTGAGCTTCGCCGTATAACGCCTTGGAATACCTATCTGATTGACGGTTTGCCTCCGACTCCGATTGCCAACCCTGGGCTCGCAAGCCTGGAAGCGGCGGTTGCGCCGGATGAGACGGATTACATCTTCTTTGTTGCGGACGGGACCGGTGGTCATGCCTTTGCCGAGACGCTGCAGGAGCACAATCGGAACGTGGCCAAATGGCGCGAGATCGAAGCTGAAAGAAACAACAATTGAAACGGGCGGCCTAGGCCGCCCATTTTCGTTCGGCTTAAGAATTCATTAATGATATCGAACGCTTAGGTGTTGCGCCTGTTGCGCGAAACCTTGACAGAGCGGCCTGTCTCAGCTATAGGTTGTGTCATGCTAGAAGAAGTGGGCAAACGGCCCCGGAGATGATCCGGAGGCCGTTTTTTCGTTTCTCTCGTGCGGAGATCACTCACGCATGAGGTCCAAAGCACACATGACTTTGATTACCCCGGAGGAGCGGATTTCGCAGACGGCTGAACTTTTGCAGTCCCTGGAGAGGTCCATTCGCGATTTGCGGCAAGCGGCGGAAGACCTGCGCAAGCAGATCGAGACCGGGGAGGATGCAGATCTTGCTGGAACCAGCAAGCAGTTGGGATCGGTCAATACGCTGATCAACAACTGTCAGAAAGTGGAGACGAGTTTTGTCGAACAACACAACAGACAGGCCGGAATTGCCCAAGGAGGCTATGCGCTCGACCTTGACCGAGCTCGGTTTGAGATCGGGTGCAGGTTGGCTCGCCTCCGCACCTGCTGCGACGCGCGAGACATTTCTGAGTGAGATCGGGGAGGGAGGGCTTTGCGCCCTCCCTTTCCTTTTTGAGTTCTGGGCGATGCCGCATCAGCTGCCGCCCGAGGGCGATTGGCGATCCTGGGTGATCATGGGCGGGCGTGGCGCGGGCAAGACGCGCGCCGGGTCCGAATGGGTGCGCTCGATCGTTGAGGGGAGCAAACCGCTGGATGGCGGTCAATGCAAGCGCGTGGCCTTGATCGGCGAGACGTTCGATCAGGTGCGCGATGTGATGATTTTTGGCGACAGCGGGATTTTGCAGTGCTCGCCGCCGGATCGCCGTCCGACGTGGAAAGCCAGCGAGCGCAAGCTGATCTGGCCCAATGGGGCCGAGGCGCAGGCGTTTTCGGCGCATGACCCCGAGGGGCTGCGGGGGCCGCAGTTTGATGGGGCCTGGGTCGATGAGCTGGCGAAGTGGAAAAAGGCGGGCGAGACCTGGGATATGTTGCAGTTTGCGCTGCGATTGGGGGATCGACCACAGGTCTGTGTGACAACGACGCCGCGCAATGTTGGCGTTCTGAAGACGTTGCTGGAGTCGCCTTCGACCGTGATGACCCATGCGCCGACCGAGGCGAACCGGGCGAACTTGGCGGCGTCGTTCCTGGAAGAGGTGCGGGCGCGCTATGCGGGGACGCGGTTGGGGCGGCAGGAACTGGACGGTGTTCTGTTGCAGGATGCCGAGGGGGCGTTGTGGTCGTCGGAGCAGTTGGAGACGGCGCGCAAGGGGGAAGCCCCGGCTTTGGATCGGGTTGTGGTGGCGATTGACCCGTCTGTGACGTCCGGCGCGCAGGCGGATGAGTGCGGGATCGTGGTGGCTGGTGTGCAGATGAAGGGCCCGCCGCAGGATTGGCGTGGCTATGTGTTGGCCGATCGGACCGTGCGCGGCAAGGGGCCGTCGGGGTGGGCCGCGGCGGCGATTGCGGCAATGGATGAGTTTGGGGCTGAGCGGCTGGTGGCCGAGGTGAACCAGGGCGGGCAGTTGGTCGAAGAAGTTGTGCGCCAGATTGATCCGTTGGTGCCATTCAAGGCGGTGCATGCCTCTCGTGGCAAGGTGGCAAGGGCGGAACCTGTGGCGGCTTTGTACGAGCAGGGCAAGGTGCGGCATGTGGGGGATCTGTCCGAGCTGGAGGAACAGATGTGCCAGATGACGGCGCATGGGTTCGAAGGGCAAGGATCGCCGGACCGCGTGGATGCGCTGGTGTGGGCGATGCATGAGTTGATGATAGCACCGGCGGCGCAGTTTCGGCGGCCACGTGTGCGGGTGCTGTGAGCGGTTAAGGTTTGCGCGGTGGCTGTTTGTGCGGGCTTTGTCGCGCTCCAAAACGTTTGGAGACTTTGGTTGAGCGTCAGGTGTGGCGGCCCTTTGTTTCCCTGCTGACATCTAAATACCGCGTGTTGCAACAGCAGCGTTCGCACTGTTTCCAAGCCTTCAACAATCTTCAGCGATAACTCTCATCAACAGGCCGAGCGGCGCGTCCGGCGCAGCGGTGAGCAGATAGGAGCATCAGATATGGTTTTCGATTTCTTGCGACGTGGTGCCGGGAATGGGGCCGGGGGCAAAGCGCCCGAGAGCAAGGCAAGCGCGGCGGGTCCGATTGTGGCCTGGCAGACCGGTGGTCGCGTGGCGTGGAGCCCGCGGGACACGGCGTCGCTGACGCGGACCGGCTTTGCGGGCAACCCGGTGGGGTTCCGATCGGTCAAGCTGATCGCCGAAGCCGCTGCTGCTCTGCCGTTGGTGTTGCAGGATCGTGAACAGCGTTATGACGTGCATCCGCTGCTGTCGTTGATCAAGCGGCCCAACGGGGCGCAGGGCCGGGCCGAGCTGATGGAGGCGCTGTTTGGGCAGCTGCTGCTGTCGGGCAATGCTTATGTTGAGGCGGTGCAGGCCGAGGACGGTCTGCCGCTGGAGCTGCATGTGCTGCGTTCCGACCGCATGGCGGTTGTGCCGGGGGCTGATGGATGGCCGGTGGCGTTTGACTACACCGTCGGTGCCAAGAAGCATCGGTTTGATGCGCAGGCCATTTGCCACATCAAGTCGTTCCATCCGCAGGATGATCACTACGGCTTTGCGCCGATGCAGGCGGCGGCGATGGCGGTGGATGTGCACAACAGCGCCTCGCGCTGGTCCAAGTCGCTGTTGGACAATGCTGCGCGCCCCTCTGGCGCACTGGTATGGAACGGTGGCGACGGGCAGGGTGTCATGGCCGAGGATCAGTTCCGCCGTTTGAGCGATGAGATCGAGGCCAACTATCAGGGCGCGCGCAATGCGGGACGTCCGATGGTGCTGGAGGGCGGCCTGGACTGGAAGCCGATGGGCTTTTCGCCGTCGGACATGGAGTTTCAAAAGACCAAGGAAGCCGCCGCCCGCGAGATCGCGCTGGCCTTTGGGGTGCCGCCGATGTTGCTGGGCATCCAGGGAGACGCGACCTATTCGAACTATCAGGAGGCCAACAGAGCGTTCTATCGCCTGACGGTTCTGCCCCTGGTGACGCGGGTGGCGGCGGCGCTGGCCGATTGGCTGTCGGGGTTCAATGGTGAAGATCTGACGTTGAAACCGGATCTGGATCAGGTGCCTGCTTTGGCGTCCGAGCGGGACGCGCAGTGGGCGCGGGTGACGGGGGCGGATTTCCTAACCGATACCGAAAAGCGGGCCCTGTTGGGGTTGCCAGCGGTGACCGGTGACACGGATGGCTGATGGGCATCCTCCGTTTGAGTGCGCACCGGGTCTGAAGCTGGCGGCACACGAGCGGGTGATGACCATTAAATTGGAGCACATCAACCGCCGTTTGGACCAGTTGGAAGAGATGATGGAGCGGTTGGAAAAGCGGCTGTGGTTGACGGTTTATGGCGTCGTTGCGGTGATCCTGGCGCAGGCCTTTCAATCGGTTCTTACCGCTGCGACGAATTGAAACATCAGTGGGTTACGAGGAGTACCTCATGGAAATTGATACCGGACTTGAACATAAATTCGCGCGTTTCGGTGAAGGGCTGACCGTGTCTAACGACGCGGTGATTGAGGGCTATGCGAGTCTGTTTGGCGAGACCGATCAGGGGGGCGACAACGTGCAGAAGGGTGCTTATCGCGCCTCGCTCAAAATTCTGAACGCCTCGGGTCAGCGGGTGAAGATGCTGTGGCAGCACGATCCGGCACAGCCCATCGGGGTCTGGGACGAGGTCCGCGAGGACGACAAGGGCCTGTGGGTCAAGGGGCGGCTGCTGGAAACCACGCAAAAGGGGCGTGAGGCGGCGGCTTTGATCCAGGCAGGGGCGATTGATGGGTTGTCCATCGGCTACCGCACCAAACGGGCCAGCAAGAATGACAAGGGCCAGCGGCTCTTGACGGAACTGGAGCTGTGGGAAGTGTCGCTTGTGACTTTCCCGATGCTTCCCAGTGCGCGGGTAGCGGCAAAGGGGACAACCCTGGATGCCGAAGACGCCTGGCGCAGCATTGCCGAGGTGTTTGACAGCGCCCGGCAGGAAATGGCGCGCAGGTAACGGCGCCGCAAACCCACCCAACAAAAGGACGTGCTGATGAGCAAGACCGATATCGCGGCCTTGGCCGGAGAGGGTGCGCCCCTGGTTCATGAAGTGAAGCAGGCAGTGACCGGCTTCGTAAGTGAATTCAAGGGCTTTCAAGACGAAGTTCAAACCAAACTGAAACAGACAGAAGAGCGACTGACCATGCTGGATCGTAAATCTCAATTCGCGGCACGTCCGCATCTTGCCGCCTCGATCGACGAAGGTGCGCCCCATCAGAAAGCGTTCAACGCCTATGTGCGTTCGGGTGATGATGACGCCCTGCGCGGCCTGGACATGGAAGGCAAGTCGCTGTCGACTGCCGTCAACAGCGAGGGCGGCTATCTGGTGGATCCGCAGACCGCGGATACCGTCAAATCGGTTCTGAAATCGACCGCATCGATCCGTTCGATTGCCAATGTCGTGAACGTCGAGGCGAACTCTTTCGATGTTCTGATCGACCACACCGATGTGGGTGCTGGCTGGGCTGATGAAACAACTGCGACCGTCGAGACCGGTACGCCTTCGATCGACCGCATCTCGATCCCGCTGCACGAGCTGTCGGCTCTGCCCAAGGCGTCGCAGCGTCTGCTGGATGACAGTGCATTCGACATCGAAGGTTGGCTGGCTGGCCGCATCGCGGACAAGTTTGCCCGTGCCGAGGCGGATGCATTCATCAACGGTGACGGTGCGGACAAACCGCGCGGCTTCCTGAACCACACAGCAGTCGACAATGACAGCTGGAGCTGGGGCAACATTGGCTATGTCGCATCGGGCGTCGCCGGTGGCGTCGATGCCGATGACATCGTCGACCTGGTCTATGCTCTGGGTGCGCAATACCGCGCCAACGGTACCTTTGTGATGAACTCGAAAACCGCCGGCGTGATCCGCAAGCTGAAGGACGCAGACGGCCGTTTCCTGTGGTCGGATGGCCTGGCGGCGGGTGAGCCTGCGCGTCTGATGGGCTATCCGGTGGTGATTGCCGAGGATATGCCCGACGCGGCAACCGACAGCTATTCCGTTGCCTTTGGTGACTTTGCTGCGGGTTACACCGTCGCCGAGCGTCCGGATCTGCGCGTGCTGCGCGATCCGTTCAGCGCCAAGCCCCACGTCCTGTTCTATGCCACCAAGCGCGTGGGCGGCGACGTGAGCGATTTTGCTGCGATCAAGCTGCTGAAATTCGGCACTGCCTAAGCAGTGCTGATACCGAGGCCGGTTCGCCGGTCCCGGGGCGGGCATGCGCCGGGAATGGGTCCTTGCGTTGTCTAGCTGCTCCCCTCCGTCCGAGCAACGTGAGGTGGCGTGTGCCCGCAGATAGCCGAAGGATTTGGCCCGTTTGGGCCCCGAGCTTGCGGAGAGACGCGATGATGTTGATCGAAGAAACCACGATCCCGGTGGCGGCGTTGCCGGTGGAACAATTCAAGGCGCATTTGCGGTTGGGCAGCGGCTTTGCCGATGACACGGTTCAGGATGCCGCGCTGCGTGGGTTTCTGGTGGCCGCGATTGCCGCCATCGAGGCCCGCATTAGCAAGGTGCTGATCACGCGGGAGTTTTCCTGGAGTGTGAACAGCTGGCGCGACCGTGCGGGCGAGGTGCTGCCCGTGTCGCCGGTACGCGAAATATCGGCCTTGTTGGTGTCAAATGCCGCAGGTTTGGAGGCGGCTGTCGCCCCCGAGGACTATCGCCTGGAGAAAGACAGCCAACGCCCGCGCTTGCGCCCGGCTGGCGCCTTGTTGCCTGTGATTGCTACTGGTGGTTCGGCGAAGATCACATTCAGCGCCGGGATGGCGTCGGATTGGGGCGGGTTGCCTGCGGATCTGGGGCACGCGGTTCTGCTGCTGGCGGCGCACTACTATGAATACCGTGATGAGACCGCGTTGAGCGACGGGTGCATGCCCTTTGGCGTGACCAGCTTGATCCAGCGGTATCGCATGGTGCGTTTTGGCCTGGGAGCAGCGCAATGAAGCGGCCCCACCTGAACCGTCGTTTGACGTTGGAGCGTCCCGAGCGTGTGGCCGATGGCGCTGGAGGGTTCAACGAAACCTGGACTGCAGCTGGTCAGCTTTGGGCAGAAGTGTCTGCCCGAACAGGGTCCGAGCGCCGCGTTGGCGGTGCTGCGCGCTCGCAGATGCGGTTCAAGATCGTCGTGCGCAACGCGCCGATGGGGGCCGACAGCCGCCCGTCGCCTGACCAGCGATTTCGGGAAGGCGACCGGGTGTTTGTCATTCGCGCAGTGGCGGAGCGCGATCCGGCGCGGATGTACCTGACGTGTTTTGCTGATGAAGAGGTGGCGGTATGAGCTATGGAGCGGCGGCAGCGCTGCAAAGCGCAGTTTACGATCTTTTGCAGGCCGATACGGCCATTGAAGCCCTTGTGGGAGACGCGATCTATGACGCGCTTCCGGCAGGCACCCTGCCACCAACCTATGTGCTGCTGGGGCCGGAAGATGTGCGCGATGCGTCTGATCAAACGGGGCAGGGTGCGCGGCATCGGTTTACCGTCACGGTGATGTCCGAGGCATCCGGTTTCGCAGCTGCCAAGCAGTTGGCGGTCGCGATCGGGGATGCGCTGCGCAACGCCTCGCTGACGCTGACGAGGGGCCGTGTGGTTGGCCTGTGGTTCGAGCGGGCCACGGCCAGGAAAACCGGTTCGACCGGTCAATTTCGCCAGATCGACCTGAGGTTCCACGCCCGTGTGGAAGACAACTAATCAACCTATCATTGGAGAGACGATATGGGTGCTCAAAACGGAAAAGACCTGCTGATCAAGGTGGACATGAACGGCGCAGGCCAGTTCGAGACAGTTGCCGGTCTGCGGGCCACGCGGGTGAGCTTCAATGCTGAAAGCGTGGATGTGACCAGTCTGGAGAGCCAGGGTGGTTGGCGCGAGCTGCTGTCTGGCGCAGGAGTGAAATCGGCCTCGATCTCGGGCTCGGGGGTGTTCAAGGACGAAAGCACCGATGAACGCACGCGCCAGCTGTTCTTTGATGGTGTGACACCGGCTTTTCAGGTGATCATCCCGGACTTTGGCACCGTGGAGGGGCCGTTCCAAGTGACAGCGATCGAATACGCCGGTTCGCACAACGGCGAGGCGACATACGAGCTGAGCCTGGCAAGCGCGGGCGCGCTGAACTTTACGGCGCTTTGATCCAATGGCCAATCCGTGGACGGGAGAGGTGGCTTTGACCATCGATGGAGAGCGGCGGGTGCTCAAGCTGACGCTGGGCGCATTGGCCGAATTGGAAGACAGCCTGGAGTGCGGCTCGCTTATCGAGTTGGTACAACGGTTTGAAGAGGCAGAGTTTTCAAGCCGCGATGTGCTAGCACTGATCCTGGCCGGGTTGCGCGGCGGGGGCGCGGATGTTGCGCGCGCTGACCTGCTGCAAGCCGAGATCGAAGGTGGACCAATGGCTGCCGCGCGTGCCGCGGGAACGCTGTTGGCGCGGGCCTTTGTTTTGCCGGACCAGGCATGAGCAGGTTCGATTGGCCCGCCCTGATGCGGGCCGGGCTGTACGGACTGAAACTGACGCCAGAGCAATTCTGGCGTCTGAGCCCTGCTGAACTGCGGTTGATGCTTGGCCAGGACGGGGCGAACGCCCCGTTGAACCGGGCCGGTCTGGATGCGCTGCTTGAGGCCTATCCCGACCAGAAGAACGGCCAGAGAGATGGAGAATGTGATGGCGGAGAGTGAGAGCTTTATCGAGCTGGAAGATGCCAGCGAAAGCGCATCCCAGGCGGTGCGTGGCACCAACATGAGCTTGGCCGAACTGGGGCGTGCGTCCGATGCGACCGACAAGGCGCTGGCCGGTTTGGTCAAGGACATGTCCGGGCTCGAGCGCGGCATGCGGTCGGGTTTGAAAGGCGCATTCGAGGATCTGGTGTTCGAGGGCGGCAAGCTGTCGGATGTGTTGAAGGATGCAGCCAATTCTGTTGTGCGCTCGACCTATAATGCGGCCGTGAACCCGGTCATTGATGGCATCTCGGGCTCGATTTCCAGCGGCATCGGCGACTTTGTTGGCGGCCTGTTCGGGTTTGCCAAAGGCGGCAGCTTTTCGCAGGGGCGGGTCATGCCGTTTGCCAATGGTGGCATCGTCAATGGGCCGGTGACCTTTCCCATGCGTGGCGGCACCGGCCTGATGGGTGAAGCGGGGCCCGAGGCGATCATGCCGCTGACCCGTGGCGCCGACGGCAAGCTGGGCGTGCGCAGCGCAGGTGGGGGGCGGCCTGTGAGTGTGGTCATGAACATTTCGACACCGGACGCGCAGAGCTTTCAGCGCTCGCAGGGGCAGATCGCCGCGCAGATGACGCGCGCGCTGAACCGCGGCAACCGCAACCGCTAAATCGGGGAGACAGACATGAACTTTCACGAGGTGAGATTTCCCGCCAACCTGAGCTTTGGGTCGGTTGGTGGGCCGGAGCGTCGAACCGAGGTCGTAACCCTTGCCAACGGGTTCGAAGAGCGAAACACGCCTTGGGCGCATTCGCGACGCCGCTATGACGCGGGCCTTGGAATGCGGTCCCTGGATGACATCGAGACGCTGATTGCCTTTTATGAGGCGCGTCAGGGGCAGATGTTCGGGTTCCGCTGGAAGGATTGGTCCGACTACAAGACCTCACGGGCGACAAGTGAGGTGGCCTTTGACGATCAGGTGATTGCCACGGGCGACGGTGAGACCACGCGCTTTCAACTGATCAAAACCTATCGGTCGGGGGAATACATCTATCAGCGGCCGATTGCCAAACCGGTTCTAGGATCCGTGAAGGTGGGCGTCGAACAGGATGAGCTGAAAGAGGCCGTGGATTACACCCTGGATCTGACCACGGGTGAAGTGATCTTTGTCCACCCGCCCGCCGAGGAACTGCCGATCGTGGCGGGGTTCGAATTTGATGTGCCGGTGCGGTTTGACACCGACCGCATCCAGACCAGCGTTGCGAGCTTTCAAGCCGGTGATGTGCCTAATGTGCCCGTCGTCGAAGTAAGGGTGTGAGCAGACCAATGGATGAACGTTTCAAATCACATCTGCAGACCGGGATGACGACCCTGGCGCGTTGCTGGGCCATTCGCCGGGCGGATGGGCAGGAATATGGGTTCACCGATCACGACCGGACATTGAGTTTCGACGGGTTGGACTTCAAGGCTGATACGGGCCTGACGGCTCTGGCTGTCGAGCAGAGCACCGGCTTGTCGGTGGACAACACCGAAGCACTGGGCGCGATCAGTGATATCTCGGTCAAGGCCGAGGATATCGAGGCAGGGCGTTTTGACGGGGCTGAGGTGAAAGCCTGGTTGGTCAACTGGGCCGACACGGATATGCGCTGGCTGCAGTTTCGTGGCACGATTGGCGAGTTGCGGCGGTCGGGGAATGCGTTTCAGGCCGAGTTGCGTGGCTTGACCGAGGCCTTGAACCAACCAACGGGCCGGATCTTTCAGAAACCCTGTACTGCGGTTTTGGGTGATGGGTCTTGCCGGTTTGATACCAGCGCACCCGGTTACACGGTCGAACGCGAGGTAGAAGTCATCGAAAATGGCCTGGTCCTGCGCTGGCAAGACCTGCCTGGGTTTGAGCCCGGCTGGTTCGAGCGGGGCCGATTGAGTGTTCTGTCGGGCTCGGCCAAGGGTCTATGGGGCCTGATAAAACGTGATGTGTCAGACGGGGCAGGCCGTATCATTCACCTGTGGGAGCCGATGCGCGGCGGCTTGCAGGCGGGCGATACCGTCAAACTTTTGGCAGGCTGCGACAAGCGGATGGAAACCTGTCGGCTGAAGTTCAACAACCTGCTGAACTTTCAAGGTTTTCCCGACATCCCGACCGAAGACTGGGTGATGGCTGTTCCCAAACAGACCGGACGCAACACCGGGGGGAGCCTGCGGTGACACCTGAGCAAAGGAAGATCGTGTCGATTGCCAGATCCTGGATCGGCACGCCGTATGTGCACCAGGCCTCGAGCAAGGGGGCGGGCAGTGATTGCCTGGGATTGGTGCGCGGGGTTTGGCGAGAACTGTTCGGGCAAGAGCCCGAGCAGGTTCCGGCCTATTCGATGGACTGGTCCGAGCCCCAAGGCGAGGAACTGATGTGGGCCGCGGCTTGCAAGCATCTCACCGAGGTTCGCACAAGTGAGATTGCGGCAGGTGATGTGCTGCTTTTTCGCATGCGGCAGGGATCGGTTGCCAAACATGTGGGCATAGTCACCGAGGCCGAGAACGCCCGATTTGTGCATGCCTATTCCGGCCACGGCGTGGTCGAAAGCCGCTTGAGCCTGCCATGGGCGAAGCGGCTGGTCACGCGTTTCAAATTTCCACTGGAGGGTAACTGA